AAAAGTAAAATTAGTAAGTTAGTAAAAACAATCAAGGGGGTGAAAATCACCCCCATTTAACTAAAAATAAAAAAGATGAGTATTGAAAAATTATTAAGAGAAGTAAATAAAATTAAAAATAATGAACCTATAGATGTAAATTCATTTGAGGAACTAACATTCAAAACTGGAATGTTTGGAGAAAAAAGATCAAAATATACTTTTGACAATGGGCTAACATTATCTGTTGTAGGTGGTGATGGTTTCTACGGAGATGGTATAGTAGATTTTGAAATCGCTATATTAGATAGTTTCAATGAACTTATGTCATTGAATATATTTTCTGATGAGTTTGGTAATGTTTCAGGTTGGCAAACCAAAAATGATATTACCAAGTGGATTCAAAGAATTAAAAAATATAGTGTCGAATAAAACCACTTTCCGACATAAACTGTGAAAGATAATAGGAAGTTATGATTCCTGGTTTTAACCCTGCTTGTTTAAGTGGGGTTTTTTTATGTATTTTTGTAAAGTGAAAACAAACAAAAAGCAACACACTAAAAAAGCAATTCTTGAAGCATTAGAAAAATCATTGGGAGTTGTTACAACTACTTGTAGAAAAGTTGGAATCAATAGAACCACCTTTTACAAGTATCTAAAAGAAGATGAGGAGTTTGCAAAGCAAGTAAAAGATGTTGAGAACATTGCACTTGATTTTGCTGAATCACAACTACACAAACAAATAAGTGAGGGCAATACAACTGCTACAATATTTCTTTTAAAGACAAAAGGAAAAAAACGTGGTTATGTTGAAAGGCAAGAGATAATTCACGACAATCAAATTAAATCAACCATTATAGAATGGACACCACCAAGAAAGTTGAACAAAGATGCAATAGACAATTCTACGACCTTATTAGATCAGAAAAAAGATTTAAAGTCCATCAAGGAGGAACAAGGTCAGGAAAAACAGTAGCCGTTTGTCAATACCTGGTTTATCTTATTACAACATCAGAGAAACCTTTGACAATATCTATTGTTCGTAAAACATTACCTGCATTAAGAGGAAGTGTAATGAGAGATATAATGATAGTGCTACAAGAAACTGGTATATATTATTCAGGAGTTCACAATAAAGCTGATAACACTTTTAAATACAATAATCATTTAATTGAGTTCTTATCAGTAGATGAACCTCAAAAGATTCGTGGTCGAAAAAGAAATATAGCTTTCTTAAATGAGGGCAATGAATTAAACATAGAGGACTTTAGACAAATCAATATGAGAACAACCGATATGGTAATTGTTGATTTTAACCCATCAGATCCTATCCATTGGATTTATAGCGACCTTATACCAAGAGATGATTGTGATACTTGGGTAACAACTTACAAGGACAATAATTTCTTATCTAAAGAACTCGTAAATGAAATAGAAAGAATGAAACTTCGTGATCCTGATTACTGGAGAGTATATGGTGAGGGATTAAAAGCAATCTTTAGTGCAAGACAAATATTTAACAACTGGACTTTTATTGATTACGATGAGTTTCCTGAATTTGATTTAGAAGTAGAAGGTATTGTAGGAATTGACTATGGATATAGTAATGATCCAACTGCTTGTGTTCTTGTCTTTAAAAAGCACGATAGGGTGTACTTGCACGAGATATTATATCAAAAGGGTTTAACTAATAGCGATATTGTGGATATACTCAAAGCTAAAGGGTATGGCGAGGTAATTACTTATGCTGATTCTGCTGAACCTAAATCTATTGAGGAAATGAGAAGATTGGGATTATACATAAAACCTGCAACCAAAGGTCAAGGAAGTATAAATGCAGGAATATCTAAACTAAAAGAGTATGATATATTTGTTAGTAACGAATCAAAGAATATATTAAGAGAATATCAAAGCTATTATTGGGAACAATTAAAAGATGGAACGATAATAAATAAGCCACAAGACAAAGAAAATCACTTAATGGATTCTATTCGTTATGCCGTTTATTCCTCCTTTGGTAAGAAAGAAAACTTTTTTGTAATTTAATTAGTATTTTTGTAAAATAAAAGTTATTCGATGGCATCAATATTATCAAGATTTCAGAAACTCATATCAAAAAATTTTCAACAAACTAATGCAGAGTTTAACAAAGCAATATATAACTACATAGGAAATAGTATTATTTGGAATCCTGAAAACGATAGTACATACATCGAAAAGGGGTATCAATACAATACAACCATTTATTCTATTGTAAATCTTATAGCTAAAACTGCAGCGACAATTCCATTTCAAGTATATGAGATTAAAAACGAGAATGAGTTAAAGAGATATAAAGCTATGACAAGTGGTATCGCTAATGGTTCTGCATTACACAAAGCAGAGGTGTTAAGAAAACACGCACTTGAAGAAGTAGCAGATACTGAATTACACGAATTACTTTCAAGACCTAATCCTGCACAATCATATAATGCTTGGATTCAAGAGATAATTGCATTTGGTAAATTAACTGGTAATCGTTACATCTATGGTTTAAAACCTGAAACAGGTGCTAATCAAGGTAAATTCAAAGAATTATATGTATTGCCAAGTCAAAAGGTAGAGATTAATAGTGGTGGGATATTTGAACCAGTTAAATCATACTCATTAGAATATAATGGACAATACAAGATGGCAGCAGAGGATATTTGCCATATTAAAGATTTTAACCCTTATTATGATGGAACTGGTAGTCATTTGTATGGAATGTCACCACTTAAAGCAGGTTTAAGATCGTTAGATACAAATAATGAAGCAGTGACAACTGGTGCGAAGTATTTACAAAATCAAACTGCTAGAGGTGTACTTATGAGTGATGAGGGGGACATAAATGAAGTTCAAGCACAACAATTAAAAGAGAAGTTTAGACAAAACTATCAAGGTTCTAATAGTGCAGGTGATATTGTAATAACACCAAAGAAATTATCTTGGATCAACTTTGGAATGTCTGCATCAGATTTATCTTTAATAGAACAATATAATGCAAGTATTAAGGATTTATGTAATATTTATTCTGTTCCTGCTCAATTACTAAACAACACTGAATCTTCTACTTACAATAATATGGTAGAAGCTAAAAAGACATTGTATCAAAATGCAGTTATACCTGAACTAAATAAAATCAAAGATGAATTAAACAGATGGTTAGTCCCTGCTTATGGCGAAAACTTATACATTGACTTTGATTACACAAGTATTTCTGAAATGCAAGAGGAAATGGATAAAGTAGTAAACCAAATGTCAAGTGCTTGGTGGCTTACTCCAAACGAGAAAAGACAAGCAATGAGTTATGGTGTTGAAGCTGATAACGAAAAACTTAATGATTACTATATTCCAATGAATCTTGTTCCTTTACAAGATGAGGTGATTGCTGATGACTTTAAAAGTGTTAAAGTTAATTATGATGAATTACTAAATGTTAAAAGAGAAGTTAGGCGAGATGTTTACACAAGTGAAACAGAAGCAAGTGAGAGAGCAGAAGCGATTGGTTGTTCAGGTGTTCATTCGCACGATGACAATGGCAATACAGTTTATATGCCGTGTGCATCACACGAAGATTATATTGCGATTATTGGACAAGATGTTAAAACTAATAATCAAGAAATAACTAAAAAACAAGATTCCTACACTGATTATCCACAAGGTGCTACTAACAATGCTAAAAGAATGTTAGAGTGGAGAGAGAAATATGGTCGTGATGTTGTTAAGGGTGGTACAGAGGTTGGTTGGAAACGAGCAAATCAATTAGCTAATAGAGAACCAATATCACTTGATACAGTAAAAAGAATTAATAGCTTTTTAGCAAGACACGAGGATAATGCAAAAATATCTGAAGAATACAGAAACGAACCTTATAAAGACAAAGGGTATGTTGCTTATAATCTTTGGGGTGGTAAAGCAATGATTTCTTGGGCTAAAAGGATTTCTCAAAATGCTGACTAAAAAATTCAAAAAAACCTACCATAAGGATTGGCTTAATCAATTAGACATTGAAGAAGCGAAACAAGACAAGAAATGGACAAAATATCTTGTGGGTGAAAACAATCAAATAATTGATGAGTTTTTAAAAGCTAATAAACAAATACCTGACTTGCAATTTAAATTTAAGGATAGCGACCTAATAAATCTTTATGTTGAACTTTACCAAGAGGTTGGAAATAAGTTTGCCAAGTGGTATGCTCAAAACTTTGAAAAATATATAACTAAAAACACTCATATAGAATATGAAGATATATGGAATGAAAAGTTTGCATATATAGGAAGTCAAGTAGCAGGTGCAAGAGTTATTAGTTTGGGTGATAATCGTAAAAAAGAATTAATAAATACATTAAAAAGATATATGGCAGATCCTGACTTTCAATCAATGAATGAGGTACAAGCAGGAAGAATATTAAGAAAGAAGTTTAAGGATATGTCTGTAAACAATGCAAAGCGAATTGTTAGAACAGAAAGTGTCAATGCTGCAAACTATGCTACGAATCAAAGTGCTACTGATGTTTTTGGTAAAGAAAACTTACAAAAAGAATGGATTGCAACCTTTGACAATAGAACAAGAATAGATCACATACAAGCCAATGGACAAATAGTCGATATGGATAAAAAGTTTATGGTTGGTGGTGAGGAATTAAGTTATCCAGGTGATAGTTCAGGAAGTGCTGCAAATGTTATTAATTGTAGATGTACCAATGCACCATTCCCTAAAGAAGAAAGTTTAAATGAAAGACAAGGTGGTATTGTAGATAGTTTGGTTGCAGCAGGAAGTGTTGCAATTATTAGTAATGCACAACAAGAAAACGAAAACAATTAAAATTAATATCTTTGTAAAATGGAAAATATAATATATAAGTCAAGTCCAATCGGTGAATTAGTAGATGCCGATGAAAAGTCAGGAATCGTAAAAGGATATGGTTCTGTATTTAACAATGTAGATAGTGATGGTGATATAATTACACCTGGTGCATATACAAAAACGATTATGGAAAATGGAAGTCGTGTGAAGTATTTGTATCAACACAATATGGATCAACCATTAGGAAAAATGGTAAACCTATATGAAGATGATAAAGGATTAATGTTTGAAGCGAAGATTCCTAAAACACAACTTGGAACTGATGTATTAGAACTTATGAAAGCAGGGGTAATTACCGAAAATAGTGTTGGTATATTACCACTTCAGAAAGAAGCAGGAATGGGTGATGGATATAACAGAAAATTAACGGAAGTAAAACTTTATGAGATTTCTGCCGTTACACTTGCTGCAAATGATGAAGCAATGATATTAGATGTAAAAGGGAATGTAGATAAGGAAAAAGTATTGAAAAGATATGATAAACTTGTGAAGTTAATTCGCAAGGGTAACATTTCTGACAATATGGGTTATGCTATTGAAGCAGAACTCATCAAGCTAAAATCTATTTTTAACGATAGTGCCACTTTGCCAACCGAAATTGAAGTTACAGAGCCGACACAGATAAAAGCTGATAATAGTGATATATATAATTATTTGTTTAATAAATTAAATTCGTAAAAAATGAACGATGAAATCAAAAAAGAATTAGACCAAATCGGAGATTTAGTTGATTCTAAAATTGAAAAAGCATTCAATTCGGCTCAAGATAATGCGAAAGGTGAGATTGAAGAATCACTTAAAAGTGAAATTTCTAACTTATCTAACGAATATCTTGCAAAGAATGATGAAATGCAAAAAAGAATGGACACTATCGAAATGGCAGCTAAAAAAAATGCTATCGAAAGTAAGCCAGTAAACTTTAAAGGTGCTTTAAAAGAAGCTATCGAAAGTGGTGCTATTGAAGGTCTTAAAAAAGGACAATCAAGAGCAGCTTCATTCGAAGTAAAAGCGGATATGACGACCGGTGCAGATTATACGGGAGAAGTTATCGCTGCAACAAGAGTACCTGGTATAAAGTATGATCCTGCAAATGCAGTTCACGTTAGATCTATCGTACCTGTTGGAACTACAAACTCTGATACAATAAGATATATTACAGAATCTGCATATACACAAGGTGCTGCTGCTGCTGCAGAAGGTACTACACTTGGACAAACTGACTTTAACTTAACTGCTTCTACTGCTAATGTAGAGTTAATTGGTACTTACTTAAGATTATCAAAGCAAATGCTTGATGATACAGAGCAATTAACTTCTTACATCTCGGCAAGAGTACCAAGCAAGTTAATGGCAGTTGAAGATGACCAGTTATTAGGTGGAAATAATGTTGCACCAAATTTAAATGGATTGAGAAATTCAGCTACTGCTTGGAGTAATAATGATTCAGGATTTGCTGCAGGTGTTATTGCTAACCCACAAAATATAGATGTATTAATTACAGCACTTAACCAAGTTGCTAAATTCAACTATAATTCAGATGGGATTTTAATGCACCCAACAGACTTTCACAAGATTCTTGCACTTAAAGATGGTGATAGTAGATATTTAAAAGACCAAGTTTATCAAGGACTACAACCTACATTTATGGGAGTACCATTTAGAATCTCAACTGCTATGGCAGAAGGAGAATTTATAGTAGGTAATTTCTCACAAGCTGCTCAAATATGGCAGAGAGAAAATGTAAGTGTTGAATTTTTTGAGCAAGATTCTGACAACGTACAAAAGAACTTTGTAACAGTTAGAGTTCAAGAAAGGTTAGCTTTGACTACTTACTTACCAAATGC